CCCTCTCTACAGGGCACACAACTCTATCTGCTTGCAAAGGTAATCATTTTCCATCAGTTTTCCACCTTTCTGTGTCTACTTTTTGAGGGGCAGCAATATTAAGGTATGAAAAAGTCAAGAACCGATATTGACAGTATAGAGAGCCGTATCAAGGCTCTCTATATCATAGTCATTTGTCAATCACTAGCGATAATATCACTTGCCATGCCCTCTCTAAGAGAGGTTCTGTGTAAGCTGCTAACACGGATAATAGGGCTAGAATGACTCCAATCACAGTCATCTTCCTATTCCATCTCCTTTCACTCTCCTGCTTGTGCTCTTGAGGATTTTCACGGGTGCGCTTTGACCTCCCCTCTAGATAGCTCTCTGCGCTCTCCAGCATCATTCTGTCGTAATTCTGCATATACTTCACACCCTTGTCTAGTATATGCCACATGCCTTCAGACTCTTCGATGTAGCCCTCGTTGGCCAATGGTGGAAGGAGGAACCTCAAGTCAACATCATCAAGCTGGTTGTCAACCAGCGAGCTCCAGAGCTGCGCACGTGACTTGTCGCCCTTGATGAGCTCTCGGAGAACCAGGCGAGCCTGCCTGCAGGTCTCAATATCTTGTAGTAACATAAAATTATCTTTTATACAACAATATCAAATATATGTGAACAAAAAGAAGTCCCCGGCACGGCTCTGTGTCGGGGACGATGTGTTAAATAAAGATAGCCTAAATAGCAAGGCTAAGCGAGCCAAATTTCTGAGCCATATCCTGCAAGGCACCTCTGAGAGTAACAAGCTCATCAGGGGTAAACTGCGCTGCCTTTCCGTTGACTAAGTTTCCGTTCATCTTATGTGCCAGCCAAGAACGAGACTTGCCAAAGTAAGCCTTTGCGATGTAAGCCATGGAAACCATATCTGTAATCTCACCAAACTTCTCTGCCATGGTCAGTTCCTTGACCTTCTGCTCTGTGGTCTTAGCCATGTAGCCAACTGCCACGGCAAAAGCCTTAGGGTCTGACTCCTTGAGTGCATCCATCTGACGGCGAACCTCCGCCTTATCCTCTGCGGTCTTGGCAGCTCTGTTTTGTGCAGCCAAAGCCTTCACCTTATCAATCATCTCTGTATATTCCATAATCTATTTTTTTTAAGTTTAAAGGAATGAGTGCCCCCGAAGGGGCTTTCTCATTTCTTTTTGTTTTTAATTTTGTTTTGCAACTCTGCGATTTCTTTTTCTGCTACCCTCTTGAAGGTATCGGGGAACTCTTGCCAATACTCTAGGTAGAAAAGCAAATCGTCTTCATTTTCCTTGAGTTCCTTAGATTTTCGTCTTGCCATATACTATCTTTATTAACACGATGCAAAGGTACTAAACATTTGTTGAATAACCAAATATTTTCGTGATTATTTTCAACATTTGTGTATTATTTAACATTTCATCCCCATCAAACACGGTTTTTACCTCTTTTTCTCATCATTTTTGAATGATGTCAAACAATGTTATTACCTCTTTTACCCCGAAATGAAATGTAGGGGTTCGCTCGAAAACGGCTCGTTTCTTGTGGCAATTTCATGGAAATTGGCATAAGTAGCCGTTTTCGAGCGGGCAATCAATGGCAATTGATTGCAAAATTTGGGCATTTTGCACAAATTTTCCACGGTCATTTTTGCCAACTTGTTGAAAATCATGGATTTTTGAAAAGTTGGAGCAAAAAAGGGCGTGCCTTGCCGTAAGGATACCCCCCACCGCCCTACGCTCGGAGGCAATTGCCACGGCTGACTGGAGCGGTATATGTAAGGGTTTTTTCATGTGGCAATTGCCCCTTTCCCCGACTGCCGTGCCGAATTGCCATCGCCCTCACTACTCTATCCCCTTCCCTTTATCCGCGGTTATCAGCAAGATTGCAAGAAAGAGAAAGGGCAACGTGTTCCTGTCACGTTGCCCATGGTGCCTATAGTCTGCCCTTGTCGTGATAGCTGTAGAATGCTCCATCTGTTACTATCACATGGTCCATAAAGAAAATGCGCATGACTTGACAAGCCTTGGCTATCTGCTGGGTCAGTACATCGTCCGCCTTGCTTGGCTGTGTGTTGCCCGATGGGTGATTGTGCACCAAAGCCATGATTGTTGCACCGCTCAAGACTGCCTCCCTCATGAGGATACGAATATCCACTGAAGTCTCTGTTATCCCTCCCTCGCTCAGTTTCACGCTCTTGATGAGTCTGAAATTTTGGTTCATCAATATGACGTGTGCCTGCTCTACCTTGAGGTCTGCCATCTGCGGAAGCATGTAGTTGTATATGGCTAGACTGCTGCCCATGTCGGGCTTGCTGCCCAACTTCTCCACTGCCCTGCGCTTACCTAGTTCCAAAGCTGCGAGTACTGCCAACGCCTTGCAGTCGCCTATTCCCTGCACTACCTGCATTTCGTCCATGGATAACTTTGCAAGGTTACTGAGATTGTTGTCTGCCATGTTCATCAGTTGCCTAGCCTGGCTTAGGCTTTCGGCTGTTCCTGCCCCTCTGTTGATTACCATGGATAACAATTCAGTGTTACTGAGTGAATCGAATCCGTAATTAGCTGCCTTGAACTCTGGTCGCTCATCTGCTAGTATATCATTGTACTTCTTCATGTTACGCTACTTTATTATAGTTGTTGTTTGATTTCTTGATGATATTAACACCCTGTGGGAAACATCTCTTTGAGTGTGCAACTGCCTCATAAAAGCCTTCTGCCATCTCCTGCAACACGCCTCTGTTGCTTATTGGGTCGTGGTGAATGGTGCGAGCCAAAAAGATTTCTCTCTCCACATAAGCACCTGCCGCCTCCAACTTTCCTCTGAAGTCCTCGATGGTCTTGCCGCTAGTCAGCAGGTCGTCGAATAGAATGACCTGCTTGCCCTTGAAGTACTCGCCATCTACTGAAACGTGATACATGTCCTCGTTAACAACGTGGCTGCCTCCGTTGTGGGTTGGCTTGCGCTCTCCAAAGATGTGAACGTGCTCATTTGCGGTTGCGATGCCTGCTGCATTGAGGATGGCTGCAAGATAGCCGAATCGCTTGTTATATTTCCATTGTGTGCTGCATGGAGCAAAAACTACAACGAAGTCCTCTAAGATACTGCTATACCGCTTTGTAAGATAGCGAACTAGCCATTCAGCGCAGATTTGTACCGCCTCCTTGTCGCCTGCCTTGAAGTCGTAGACGAAGCGGTTGTTTGCCATCTGCTGTGCCTTGTCAACGCAAAGGTTGATGTAAGCGTTTGGAACGTACTCAAAGAAATAATTCTGTCTCATATCGAAAAATTTTATAAAGTTTGAAATTGTATTCTGGTAATGTTTGGGAGTCCAGAGATTTTTTCCCACTCCTGCTGTGGAGTATTTTTTTTAATTGCATTCCGTTCAAAGCCCGGTGTGCCCTTTCGATTTTTCCTATGCTTAAACAATGCGCTGGCAGAGGCAAACAGGTGTGGGGTTCTGTGTTAACAAAAGGTAAAGGTTTAGTGAAGCGTGAAGAACCTTTGGCTTTTGTTAACCCAGGTTCATGCACAGGTTTGAATCGCCAGAAGCTACCTTTGCATAGGAAATTTCGGATGGGCATGACGGGCGGCGGAGAATGCAATAAAAAAAGTACGGAACAGCATCAAACTCACCATCGGAGATACCGCTTTCTCACACACCCGGAAAGAAAAAAGGCTGCCTACTCTCACGAGCAAGCAGCCAAGGAATCATAGCATAAAAAAAACTTAAAGCAATAAATAAAAAAAAGAACGAAATATTCTATCGTGGGTAATAGTTGCTCATGCCACCCGTGTACAGGACGGTCTGAGGAAACTTGTCAACGCCAATGCAGACGGTATCGAAGGCATCGGAGAAGTCGGTGCGGTTCTCCAGCCTGTCCTCGTCTGTCTCCACGAGTTTCTCGCCTCGCTTATCCTTGCCGTTGTTGTAACAGCCGGCACTCTCGATGGAGATGATCAGGTCCTCGTTGTTGTCCTGGTTGATGAGAACCATGTGGCGTGCATGTCCCTTGAACATGCGGTCGATGAGCAACTGCTTCTCAAGATGGTTCATCGGCTTGCCGATGTAGACCTCCGTAACGAGCCAGCCATTCCTTCGCAGCACCTTGGTGATAATCTGGTAGAACTTATCGCTGTGCGTTGCATAGGAGTTTCCTACGAAGGTCGCATCGTAGTAGAAGATGACTCGTTTATTCTTGAGATACTTATAGTAGTCGCAGAAGTCCTGAGCGAGCTCAGGCAACTTCCTGGCATACTTCACATAGAATGAGTTGACGATCCGCAGCTTGGTATCAGAACCCACCTGCCCGACTACGAGACAGTTGATGTTATTGTTGGCATCGGAACCGATGATCAGCGGTAAACCGTCCTCCAGGTCGCCATCCATGCGGCAGTCCGGCTTGTCGTGCTTAGGGTCGAACTTATACTGCAGGTCATTGAGGAACCTGGTGTTCGGTGCCGTATAGAAGTTGCGATCCTCGTCAAGCCCGGAGTAGAAACCATCCTGTGCGATGCCGACATGCTGGCACATGATGCTCGTTAAAAAGGTCATCTTAGGCAGGTCTCGCTTCATCTGTCTGATGAAGTCCTCGCCTAAGACAGCCAGGTTCTGGATGCTGGAGCATCGAGAATAGACAAGTGCATAGGAGCGGAGAGAATCAAGAATCTTCTCATACTTCTGCACTTCCTTCATGTAGTAGTCATATCGTTCAGGGTGAGCAGCCAGCTTGTTGCGGATGCTGTGCAGATGCACCAGGACTGTCTCCATGGTTGCCACCAGCTCTTTGTCTTGCTTCTTCTCCCAGCTCATGAACCAGGAACCTTTTTTGGTCGCCGATGTATCTGAAGTAATGGTCAGACCATGGTGGAGGCAGCAGTCACCGAACAGCTGCTTGTTGCCTCGGTTAGCTGGGAGCGTCTCATTGTTGAGCTGCTCCCAATCTATAAATTTTGCCTCGTCGATGAAGACATGGTCGAGAGAGAGGGAATTGGAAGTACCGCTGCGGTCCTGAGAGATGATGTTGAGGTAGCTGCCATTATAAAAGGCTACTGTATTCTCCCAGTTCATGGGCAGGATGTGCGGTTCCTGCCAGTGCAGCGCCTTCCACGGTTTTTTGCCAACGATGTAGTGGACATCGCGCTTGTAGCCCCACTCCTCGAGGTGGACCAGAGCTGAAGGAAGGATGTTGGTCTGGCATCGCTTGACCGATGGCGCCACCATGCCAAGGCATGAACCTGGCATGTGCTGCACGGCATAGAGGATGCGGCCAGCCTCGACCACACCCTTTCCGGTACCACGGCCCCACTCGCAGACGAGAGTCTTGGGCATGAGCTGTAGAACTCGAGACTGCACGTCGTTGAAAAATAACTCCTTAGGTCTTGCTGTCATCATCTGGCGGAAGTTCTTCGAAGTCAGCATCCTCGATGTCCGGCATCGAGTAGCGCTTCTCCATTTTTTTAATTTTCGCACGAAGATTTGGAATCTTCTGCAAACCGATGACTGTCGGATCATCTGTCATGCGGAACTCAACAGGAACAATCTTGTCGAATGCCAGCTCTG